AATTATAAATACCACTTGACAAATCTCTTGTCAAGTAATATATAGGATATATTAATTTAGTTTACTTGTTTAGATAATTAAATTAATGGGACAACTTCTGGTTGTAAGATGCAATTATGGTGCGCGCGGACTCTTACAGCTAGAACTGATCCCTGGTCTGGTGTTTCCCAGTGCAAGGGTTATTCGCACCACCAGACCTGGGATCAGCGTGCCAGGGAGGACAGCGGGAGACGTCCCCACACGACACCTGGACCCTGATCTCTGGTCCATCTAGCCCAGACTCCGGAGCGATGTGGCAATGGATGGACCTGAGATCAGTGGCTTAAATGCACTCGGCTAGCCTAAACCATCGGTCCTTTACCGGAACGAAGAGGGGCTACTGGTCCTTTCGTTTGCTGGCGGCCTCCGGGCCGCAAGCAGCAAGCCACAAGCTTCAAGCGCCAAGCATCAAGCTCTTGACAGCTGGGAGAATATAGGATATAAGTTTAGTTATAGCCCTTGGCACCGTAGCGCTATTCAAAACTTCAACGGTGCATAACAAAGAAGGAGAAAGACATATGACACAATCATACCCAATCTGGATCGACGTATCCGGAGACAACTACAAGAAGGACAAAAGCTTTGGCAGCAGGGACCACGTCACGCTGGATATCAAAGTAGGCAGTTCGAAGACATACAGCAATGACCTGGCAAGAGTTTCCATCCACATGCGGGAGGACGAAGCTGGCAACAGGACCTTCGCACTGGCATTAGATGGACTAGTGATGCGAAGCGGCGTGATGACAGCAGACAAGAAGTTCTATCACCGTGATCCGAAAGCGGCATGACATACCACAGCCCAAAGTATTGGAAAGAAATGGCCCGGCTCCGAAAGGAGCACGAGGCCTGGCTACAGCGTCAAGGCTCAAGCTTCAAGCGCCAAGCTCGGAGAGCCACAAGCAACAAGCATCAAGCGTCAAGCACAAAGGATCAAGCGCCAAGCCACAAGCGTCAAGCTCCTTGATCATGGAGCCTGGAAAAAGTTTCACGGACCTTTGACCGAGGTGCTCTACTAAGATAAATGTATTGTTAGGATGCTTCACGTGGAACGCAATTTGGTGTGGACTGAAGCGTACCTTGTTACTCTTCGTAACTTTTAGTTCTACTGTGAAAAAGGTGCCAGAATTATTATAGCCCAATAGATCAGGAGTACCGGATAGAGTAAGGTTTTCAAGTCTAATCCAACTAATTTTATTACAACTTCTTTTAAGTTTTTGATATAATTTACGCTCTGGTCCCATGCGTTTTTTGAAGTAACATCGTCATTCATTAATAGTCCTTTTGAAGTTTATCTGGCAAGATAAGACTAGAAGGTTTTTCTGTTTTTAAAACTAATCTATGCGCAGTATGACCTGGCTGACCGATGATTGGAACACTGTGTTCGTGCACTTCCATTCTTCTAATCTGATACAACTTTCCATCTCTTTCTACGTAAATCTGTGCGTTCTTAATTGCATCAGAACCTTTCGTAAACTGACCTAGAAATAATTGCAAGTCTTGTACTCTCATTAATCTTTTTGTCTTAACTTGTTGGACAACTCGTTTATCACAGACTTATAACCTTGCAACAAATTTTTAGTTTTTTCTAACTCAGATCCAATTTGTTTCCACATGTTTAATTCAACACGCAATCGTCCGTTTAACTGTCTATGACCTTCGTTGATGTCTTCTAATTCTTTTACACGTTGAGTTAGTTTTTCTATAATTAACTCCAAGTCTTTGTCTCCTTTCTCCATACTTGACTTTATAACAATGTTACCTTAAATTGTCAACATGGGTTTACCAAAAAGACTTACAGAAATGCAAATGAGATTTGCCGAGCACTACGTGTACGGTGATGAGAACGGGCCTATGACTAAAACAGAGGCAGCCATCAAAGCTGGATACAGCCCAAAGAGAGCTAGACAGGAAGGATCAGAACTAACAAACCCAAAACTATCTCCACTTGTTGTGAAGTACATGGGAGAACTGAGAGAAGAAAGACTAAAGAAACATGAAGTGACTTATGAAGGACATGTTGCAGAGCTAGCTAGACTTCGTGAGGCCGCGTTGAAGAAGGGTTCTTTCTCTTCCGCTGTAAATGCAGAGGCGAATAGAGGCAAGGCAGCAGGACTATACATAGACAGAAAAATAATAAAAACTGGGAAGCTAGAAGATATGTCAGAACAAGAATTAGAAGCAAAGATGAAACAAATATTAGACGACTACGGACAGCTAATAAATGTAACACCGGAAGAACCTACAACTTCTGAATCTTCTTTACCCACGCCCGAGGAATCATCGTCCGATCCCCAAAAGTAAAACTACCGTCGTCTTCTCTATCGTAAGAAGCAAATAACTTAATTGATTTTTTATCTTTAGAATACAACCAACCTTCGTTGACAGGTCGTGCTAACTTCATCCTGTCAAACTCTTTGTCAGTAGCCCAGCCCGAATCGCTCACACAGTCGATCCACTCCACTCGGACTCTCGGATAAGGTATGTCGGGAGTTATTGAGGCAACAGCTTTTCTTCTTTTCCTAGGCATAACCCCTTCTATCACATTTGTATAAGGGATCTAGAAAGTTTTGAACTATTGAGTCAAAAATGAAACGTTTCGCGGAAGGCCTTTCTGTATATACCCATAGGTGGACAAAATAATCTGTCCACCTAAACATAATTTGTACCATAAAGTGTCCACCCTAAAGTCAATAAAATCAACACTTCTAGGTCAAAAGTACAAAAGTACACTTTTTTCTCGTTACTTTTTTTGTAAAAATTTTTCAAACTTTTTAGATCCCTTATAGTATTTCTTTTGCCTTATTCTTGCCATAATGTCGCCTCAAAGCTGCCAATCTATCTTCAGCGCTTGAAATTTTTTGTAACATTTTGTCAACTTCACCCAAGATATCTGTGTGTTCAGGTATGATTAGGTTGTGTTCGTTAAGTGCATCTATCCTGTATAGTGCATCCTCTATCTCTGCATCGTACTTTTTCATCAGAGCTGTAAACATTTTATCGTTCATTTTTCATCTCCTTTTCTAATTGTGGCAAATCTATGTCGACTGCCTCTTTTTCGTCAAACTTTAACTCGTGATACATATCTAATCGTTTGAGAAACTTGTGCTTCCATGATCGTAAATCAGCCCCAGAAACAGTAAACTCTTGGTAATATAGGTCAGGTGTACATACCATAATTATACCTTGTTCTATGTTTGATTTGTGTACGTAGTCATGGGCCATAGCATAGGCTGCTATCTGCATTTTGTAATCGTCAATCCAATCTTCTCTCTTTGGCCTGTTAGCTTGCTTGAAGTCTACAATGGTATCCATTTCGTTGTGAACGCAAACCAAGTCAGTAGACCCAGCGTAAAGCCCAGGATAATACAACGTGACTTCCGAGCCGTAGATCGTTTCAACAGGTGTAAGACCCACATCAATAACTTTTTGGGCCATGGCTTTCGCCGTCTGTCCGAGTTCTGTAAGATCATCGTACCCAGTTCCTTGTACATAGTGCTCAAGGAATTTGTGCATACTAGTCCCTCGCTTACTAGATAAATTCTTGATTCTGTCTGCTTCTTTTTCTCCAACTTTGGCCTTCCAATCTTTTAAGAATTGTTGATTTTTGGTAGCGCCTAATATCGTAGTTACGCTTGGAAGTCTAGAACCATTTACATCATAGGTCCGTGTTCCATGTTCCTCGTGCCGTGTACCAGTGACATAGGAATATTTATTACTCCACTTGATCGGTTTACCAATGCTATGGTATTCTTCTAAATCTACATCATCCATCATAATTATTTATTATATAATAAGCTATCAATAGACCTATTAACAAACAGATCATATTATAACCAAACATACCTAGTCCGTATTCTATAGTCATTTATTTCCTTTTTTACTATCTTTATAACCTTTCAACCAATAGTATTTCGCGTCTTTCTTTTTCTTTTTCATTACTCGACCATAGTTAGGCCAGCCAAAGTCATCGTGAGATTCGTCCTCGTACCTCCAACGCATAACATCGGTGTTAGGGTTATATTCAAATATTTTATTTCTCATAATTTCTCCTTCAACTCTTCTAAGTATTCTTCATCTTCAGTCTTTTCTTTTTTTAGATTACCTTTTTTAATCTGGTTCAATGGCGCTGAGTCGTGGACGTTACCACTAACAGATACTCTAACGCAATCAGAGTTAAAAGGACTTACCCAGTGTTTCAACCACGCAGGAAAGATAAACATATCACCCTCCTCCGGAAAGTATGACATGTAGCTAATACAATCTCTGGTTCCTTCACCATACATAAACTGTATACCTCCAGGTCCACATGATCTTCCTTTATATTCTTTATTTTCTTTCTTCAATGGGTCAGGTATGGATAGATATATTACAAATGATAATTTACCATCGTGATCATGCGGTGGGTTAAACTCATACTGACGTTGATAGTTACACCACAAAGCAGTTAGTGCATATTCTGGTTTACCAAACTCGTATTCTTTATTCTGGTATCTTTGAAACGCCACATCATACACACCAAGGTATGGTGATAAGTATGGTATGATTTTACCTCTCGACTCTTCACTGTAACCAGTCTCTTTTCTTATTTGTCCTGCTAGTTTAGATGCATAGTCTTCTTCATTTTTTTTAGCTTCTTCTAACAATACTTTCTTAAAATCGTCTAGTATTTTTACTTTCACTACACATGGTCCCCAGTTGTAGGTGGACACTTCTATTTTTACCTTATCGTCTTTTTTATCTGTCATCTTGATCTCTCCTTATAATATAATATCTATAAAAATTCTTATCTTCAAAGT